CTGTTGACCAACAACCAATCACCTTCCCGTCTAAATCCATTTCAGTATGATAACTAGACCTATGCAAATGCCCTACAATAACACTTTGCTTTGCTCGTAAGAAAGCCCCTCGTGCCGGACTTACAGGTACAAATATACCCTTAAAAATGTGATGTCCATGAGTAATAGATAGTTTACCTGCTTTAACTAGAACCGTATCATCAAGTATTTGAACCTTCTGCTCGTTAAGTCTTAGTCTTTCTTCCAAGTGAAAGTACGGGTCGTCCCATATCTCTCTTACCTTCTGCTCTAAAAACTTCTCCCAACGAACACAATGGTTCCCTTTTAACCAATATATAGAAGCATCAGGGAAAGTTGCTCTTAATTGAACTAAGAACTCTTTAGTAGCATCAAACTCTTGCTTAACGCTTCTTTTCTTCATATCCTTTTCAAACCTACTTACTTGGCTATTGTCTATCAAATCACCATTGATAAATATAGTATTTACATTTTCCTTTTTACCATAATCCAATGCTATTGTAATAGCTTCTATATCATGATACGGGATATGCAGGTCGGATATTAAAAGTATATTATTACATACTTTAGGTAGAATAAATGGTTCTCTCTTTTCCTGATAACTTTCAGGCAGATTGTAAGGGTTCTTTGGTCTTTCTGGCATGTGTATTATAGTTTTTAATTTTCTATTTTCAGGCCCATGTTTCCCTTCTATGTATCTTAAAAATAACCTTGCATCTTCTACATCTTTAAAAGTAAGATTGTTTTCAGCATACATTATTCTAGCTAGTTTCAGGGTAGGCATTTCCCAGCCGTACTCCTCTCTACATTGTCTTGCTATGTCTGATTTGTTCATTTTATGCTTTGAAATATAAGTCAGCTTCTGCCTTTCTTCTACGAGTTAAACCGGCTAATTGCTTACCACCAGCTTTATCCCACTTCATAAATTCTACTCTGATTGTTTCATCAGAAGGGTTAGCATTAACCTTTTTCAATAAAGTAGATGATTTTAAATTGCCAATACCAGCATTATATGCAAAACTTGTAAGAGCTGCAAATTGATTTTCATTTACTTCACTCTTTACTAATGGAACAACTTTATCAGAAAAGTCTTTCGCTATGATTTCAAACAATTCGTTTGCACGCTCTTGAGTAATTTTATCACCCGGCTTTACTTTTGTACCATCTTCGTAGAATGTATTTCCGTAACCAATTGTGTCATGGTTAGCACTGCACTTATAGCTTGTTAATTTGCAGCCCTCAAATGATTTAATAAGGCTTTTACCTGCTTCGTTTAGTTTCATGTTATCTTATTTTAAAGTCTTTATTAATACCTAATGAATATGATGCAAAAGTTCCACCAAAAGCACTTTGTGCACCATAACTTAGCACAAATGAATAGTCTTTTTTTAATGGAATAGTATAGTTAAAATCATATTCCATTGTTATATCTTTATAATGGTAGAAATATCCTATTGCTGCACTTACGCTAAAGTTTTCATATATAGGGAACGTAGCCATAACTTCTTGGTAAAAGTCTTTACTATCATAAGTCCACCAACCGCTATTAATACCTACTGCCGTTTTACCAAAATACTTTCCTATTTCAATAGTTCCACCTAACAAATTCTTAGTATCGTTTAATGGTGTGTTAAAAGCTACGTTTGGGGCAGCCATAACATAATACTGGGCTTTACCCTTTAACGCAAAACATAAACATATTATTGCTATAAATCTCATTTCTTTTTATTTTTAGGAGCTGCTTTTTTAATTGGTTTTTTTGCTGCTTTTTTCACAACCTTTTTAACAACCTGTTTTCTATTTTTAAATATGTCATAAACAATAGAACCTAAAAGAGCAATAGCCAAAGCAATTGCCCCTATCATAAAATTAGAAAACTTGTTAAGTAGGCTTATCATTCCCTTAGTGTCTTTAGCACCAATGGTAGTTTGTATGTCTATTAGGTCATTTACATACTCTAAAACAGGATAAATCTTTTTATCCATCTCCTTAGCTTCCTCATCTGTAACAATGCCATCTGCTGAAATCTTTTCAAAATAAGCGTCTGCCGTATCAATATACATTTGAGCCTTTTCGCTTACTTCTTTTTCTTCGGGAGTTTGGTAAGTTCTAAGATAAGCAGCCCACATTGTATCGGTTATATCTTTCTCCTTTTGGATAGCAACTAAGTCTATCTTTCCGCCTTTAATAACTTTAATTTGGTCTTGTATGGTTGAGCCGTAATAATCAAACTTGCGGCTCAAATAAGGTTGAGGCACTAACCTATCTTCGTAAACACTTGTAGCTGTTTTTTTAATAGTGTATTCTACATATTTACCAAACCCTGCGATAGCTAAAATAATAGCAGTTAGTATAATTAGTAGTGTGTTTTTCATTTTTTTCGTTTTGTTTTCGGTTGTTCTTTTTTCATAAATGACATAGGGTCAGCAGCAAACTGTCCACTTATTTTAAGCACTCCTTGTATTATTTCAGGGCTATTCAAACCAACTAAACCATACGCAACAGCCTTATACATAGAATCAACCTCAAACTGTTCCATAACAAACCACGCAATTAACGAGGCTATCATAGAACTTACCATTTTCTTAAACACATCGGCACTAGATTGTTCCTCATTAGTAGTAACAAGTCTAGCTACCATTCCAGCAGCTCCTATCAGCAAAACTACCCACCCCCCATCTAGGAAATGAGCTACAAAATTATCCAACTTTTAGTCGGTTTTTTCTTTCTTAAATATCTTTTCTGCACTTGTAAGGCCTAAGCAACCAAAAGCTAAAGCCGCTACAGCTTGAACAAGTACTGCCGATGGGGCAAAATGTTCTTCTGTAAATGAATTTGCGTACATAGTCCAGCAAAGAAATCCAGAACAAACTATACCCACTAATCTTTTGCTTGATGCTTCTCCGTTGTCTGAAACGAATCCTGAAGCCCAGCTAAATAATTTTTTCATGTCAATAGAATTAATAATGTTACTACTATAATAAACCCCAACATCCAAACAAACCCTTTGATATTATGATTTATCTGCTTCATTTTCTAAGCTTTTCATAAATATAAATAACTGCAACTATCAGCACAAGAAAAAATAATATCTTATACAGATTGTTAGCAGTCTTTTCTTTGCTTTTCTCTGTGGTTGTTTTTTGGATTATTTCGGATTTGGCTGTATTAACAGAATCCTTTTTGCTTAGTTTGGTATCGGATTGCTTCTCTTTGGTTCCAGAAGTCCATGTTTCCGTGTATTTCGGTATGGTAATCATACTATCTTTTGTTACCCATAAGGTATCGTAGTATGTTACTGTTTTTGTGAAATACTGTTCTTTTTCAATCACTTTAGTTACACTATCGTAGAAGGTTACACGAACTGAATCCATAGTACGAGTTACGGTACTATCTGTTCTTTTCTCGTTCTTCTTAACTGTTGCACAGCTACAAAGGAAAAGTAGTAAAAATGCTACCTTTCTCATTATGCTTCAGGCTTTTTAATGTTCTTCGTTTTCTTATGATAGTATCTAATGGCAAATATACCTGACACTATAGCCACCAAACCGGCAGCTAAACTTACAAATGGTTGGATAGCGCTTATTGTTACGGCTGCTCCAGAAATGCTAATTAGTGTAGCGATGTCGGCTTGGTGACTGTGATTTGTCATTTTAATGCTATTTGTCTACTAATTTTAAAAAAACAGGATAAACTTCTTCTGTTTCAATAGACTCTAGGGTTTCAGGTGTGATGTCTGTTGACCACAAGCTAACCACGTCTATTTCTTTTTCAGCCTTTAATAAATCCACATACTCTTTGTTAAATTCTTCAATTTTTTCTTTAGGGATGAATCTTTCTTCTCCTTCCCCTTCGCCAAACTTGTCAAAAAGCTCCTTTTTAGACTCATCTAGCAACTTTACTTCCGCTTCTACTACTTTGTTAAGCCTTTGGAAATAAAGCTTGTTTTTCATGCTTGTTTTTTGTTTTAGTAGGCCATTAGAAACTACGGTAGAAACACCTTCTTTGGTGTAAGTCATACCATTTAATTCATAATGCAGTTCTACGATTTCATTCAGGTTTAATTTCATATAATATGTGTTTTGTCAAAAATAATGAATTTTAATTAAAAACTACAAAACTTGTTCACTATTTTCTGACGGAGCCCATGGGAGCGGAAGTGTCACTTCTTTGGGTGTAATTTGCAGAGCAATATTAGCTTCTAAACTAGCCTGCATAGCATCAACCGGCAGTACGGATTCGAGCCAAGAAATTACTTCCGCTTCAGTTACATCCTCGTAAGGAATGAAGTTTTGTGGATTAGGTTGCCCTACGCTTGCTGCACCATAGGTTTCTGCAAACCATGTTTTATCCCCATCTACTTGTGTTGCTTGGTACCTATAATGTATTACATTAATAACATTTGGAAGCCCCTCTGATTCAACCGCACAATCGAGTGAGCTGATGACCCATAAAAAGTTTGTTGTTGCCATTTTTCTATTTTTTTTATTGTTTATAATATTCCCATTTAAATCCATACGATTGAGAGTAGTCGCCGTTACAACATCTTGATATGTTTCCTTGACTAAATCCTAGCTCCCTTTGAACCTGTTTTGCAGAATCCCATTTTTTAATTATTTCTCCATCAATTGTTTTTTGATATATTGGTTTAGCTCTCGCTTTGGCCATATTTATTTTTGACTTTTCAGAATGCTTAAAACCTTTATATTTTTCGGCATTTACCTTAATGGCCTCTTTAAATTTTTCACTATTTTTTAATGAATTTGATAGTTTTTTTCTTGATTCTTCACTTTGTTTTCTTCCAATATGCCTTATTGATATTTTTTTTCTATCCTCATCAGTAAAAACCCTTCTTCTGTTTGCTTCTGCAACACTTTTTCTATGTTCTTCGGATATTATTGCATTCAAAGTACCATCTCCTCCATCAGTCATATTAACCAAGCATCCTGTTTTTAAATCAATTCTGCCGTACAGCTTTATAAATTCCTTTTCCTTTTCACAAGCCTGCTCCCATGTTAAATTATCCATAAGTATTTCCACTTCATAACCGCCTTTATTAGCTACCCTTTTCCAAAAATCACTTCTAGTCTTATGTCTATATGCTCTGTTATAATACTTGCTTGTACCTATTCCTATGTAGAAAGGTTCGTTTTTATCAAGTCTTATATGTCTATAAACGTATGCCATTTTAAGGTAATCCTTGCAATGCAGGAATTGAATAAGTTTGTCCGTTTACTTCTACAATTATATAATAGTTTGTTGATATAGTGCCTGAACGTGCATCTCCTAATTTCCAAGGTCTTGCAGTT